CCAGTCTCAATTGTATCCCAAAGCTTGTTCGTGAAATAACCACCAACATCTGTAACCAGTGGCTCACCTGAGCCCTGCTTACTGTTTTCAGGCTTTGATCTCCACTCATGACCTTTAGGAATATAGAATTCTTCATTCTCTGTTATATAGCGCCTAGAAGACTCATTCCAACCATTTTGGTCATCTGTGTGGGTGGATGCTACCGCATACTTCCACCACTGCCTAGCGACCATCAGAGGCGCATAAACCTCAAATGTCATAGCAGAGTGGCGAAATGGAGAAGTATGTTTTTCATCCCATAAGAACTTAATTAATCTTTGATCTGCAATAGTCAAAGATCCATCTTCTCTTGGCTTAGACTCTTTATCATATGAAACTCTTGCTGCATTTACAACTGAAAGCTCATCGCCAAGTGTATCAACTAATCTAACATAACCTTGATCAAGTACGTTAATCTTATTAATTGCTTCTGTCATTTAGAATGGAACTTCTGCAAACTTCTTGTATGATGGGAACTGATCATCATTTGTAGTACTTGTCTTTGATAGACTGTATGTAGTTACTGCAATTGATTCTGCATTAATCTCATAAGATGTACGCTTATTTCCTGATTGATCTTGCCAGTTTTCCTCATACATTTTACCTACGATTACTACTTCTTGACCCTTCTTTAGTACACCCTTGGACTGTTCCGCCAATGTCTTCCAAGCCTTGACTGTCCACCAAGATGTATTCTTATCTTCCCATTGACCCTGATCATTCTTTACACGATCATTTGTCGCAACACGCAATCTGATACCATTTGAGCCTACAGATTCAGGCTCCTGTCCGATTCGTCCCACAATTGTTACTACTGGATTCATTAGTCTTCCTTTACTGCTAAGATGTTCTTGCTATTTACTAACAAGAACTTGTTTCCCTCATCGTCCTCTATGCTGGTACCAGCATGTTCTGGAAAGTAAACGATGTCGCCTTCACTAATTTCTAAAATAGGGATTACGTCACCCTTATAGTTAGCTTCTCCGTTGCCAACGGCAATTACTTCTCCCATAGATGGTCCATTATCTGAAAATGTTGCAGATAAAACAAGACCTGTCTTGGTTGTCTTTTCGCCTGTATTAATCTTTTTTACTAATAGTATATTGCCTAGTGGCCTAATCATTTTTTCTCTTTCCATAGTAGTTTGGGTCCCTTAAAAGATTATCTTTATAGGTTGCCCCTCTTAAAAACGTTAATATTAATCCAATAGTCATTGCATATCCAACTGCTAATGCTACCCAGATCATTTTTCTAAACAACCCTTGCAAGAACAAGTTCCATTAAAACATGGACACTCTTCATCTGATTGAAGGATTCCAAACCCACTGCACCAATAACATGTTTTTTTCGTCATGTTGTTATTATAGAATTATTCTTGGGGGTTGTCAATAGGTGTTTCTTGATCTGCTGATATGATTATGTCACTATCTTGACCAAAAACCGATTCATCAATTTCAGTTCTAAATACCTGAACCATTGGTGAACCACATATGCATACCATAATGCCATCTATATCTGCTTCTGTTTGCACTTGCATAATTGTGCTGCAGTCTACACTGCATTCAAATTCATATAGCTTAATTGACATTTATATATTCCTTACATATAACAGGCCCCGCTGATTGACAGCGGGGCCCAACTAAATTAGTTATACCTTTTTTCTTCCTGTTTTCTTTGGTGGCTTAGGCATTAAATTAGTTTCTCTACGAATACCGTGTCTATTGGTATCTACCTTTAATCCCTGTCTTGGATTCTTTCTGGTTGCTTCTCTGCTTGTAACCGCACCTGATGGGCTTGGGTTAGCTGGAGCATCCATTCCTGTTCCATTAATATCTGACATTAAGCGTTTAGGTCCATTTCTCTATTCCATGTTTCGCTCTCTGTGCCAAACATTTCTGGTGATGGTAGCTGGCCTGGGCCAACATCGTAAACATTCTGGTTAGGCATTTCTACGCCCATGAATGCTTCTTTACCGCATCCACACATAGCGCACATAATTACTTACCTGTACCGAATGCTGATGTCTCTGCTGCTGTGTGAACCATCTTATTTGTTGTTCCTGCTGGACCTTGCTGTGACATGTCCTTTGCTGGGAAAGCTGATCCTGTGTTTGGTGCATACTTAGCATCAAGGTTATTTGTTGCTCCTGCCTTAGTTGCTCCAAAGCCGTCTGTGTTAATTCCGTCCATTTTATATCTCCTATAGGGTTTTAATTTAGATGGTTCTAGAAGTCCATCCATCTATCTATTATAGCATTTAGTTGATTAAGACTTATACTTGTCATGCCAGCATTCATCGCATATATTAATATACTTTGTTTGGCTTGTTGTTATTCTATTTGCCTCATTTTTGCAATCTGGCATCTCGCATAAGTCAATATCTATCATTAATTACTTAGGACCTTTAGCCTTATGACCTCTATATCCAGTCTTTTTCTTGTTCATTGATCCTGGCTTTTTCCATGCTGGACCACTTGGTGTTGCTGCTCTACGCTGTTCAAGAGCCTTTTCAATCTTATCTAAATGTTTTCCCATAATTCCTTCTTAAGTAGAATGGGGCGGAATTTTATTTCCGCCCCACTTTGTTACTTACTTCTTTAGTGCAACCTTAGCCTTTGGATTCTTAGCATTCCACTTCTTAGCAAGAGCGTTATACTCTGCCTTGTAGATGACTGCTGCAAGATCCGCTGCTGCCTTTGCCTTTGCAACTTCTACCGCAATTGCATCCGCTACAGCCTTGTCTGCTGCAAGCTTTGCAAGAACTGCATCCGCCTTAGCCTTTGCATCTGCTGCTGCTGATGCTGCCTTTGTGACTTCGTGTGCAGCCTTTTCTGCTGCAAGCTCTGCCTTTAGCTTAACGATTTCTGCTGAAAGATCAGAAACTACAAACTTTGCAATCGCTGCCTTTACTGGGACTGCAAGTCCGCTTACTGTAGGTGCTGCTGCAACTCCAGTTGCTACAACTGTAACTTCACCAGCAACTGCTGTTGATAGTGTTGCTGTGCCTGTTCCAAGTACTGCACCATTTGCTGCATTTGTGACTGCAGATGTTACAACTGCTGATGAGATTGAACCTCCTGTGAATGTAGAACCAATTAAAGTAACTGAAACTGATTCTCCTCCTACAGGGTTTCCAAATACGTCAGTAGTTGAAACTGAAATTGTTGGTACTGTACCTACCGCTGTTGATGAAGGTACTGATACAGCAACATTAGATGCTGATCCAGCAAGTCCAGCGATGTAAATAATTGTTGAGTATGCACCGTTTGTAACTGTTACTGAACCAACAGATGTTGATGTTGTGTAAGCATATACAACAACCGCTGCACCTGTTGATGTTGCAGATAGAGATGATGCTCCACTTGCAATAGTCTTAGGCGCATCAACTGTATTCAATGCTGATACTAGCTTAACTGTTGATGAAGCTGCAAACGATACTGTTGTACCATTGTCTGCTGTTGCTGCAATAGCAACTGATCGTGCTGCATCAATAACATTTGTTGATGGTACAGCAACTGTTTGTGGTGCTGCAGATGTTGTTACATTAGCATTACCTGCTACCGTTACGGCTAAAGGTGCCGCACTAGATGAGGTTGCAATGAACATTGTGCTGGTTAGAGCTGCAGCAGTAACCATAGCAATTTTCTTAAATGACTTCATTTAATTTATTCTCCTTATTTCCTCTGCCTCTATTTGAGCACAGAATTCTATAACCATTCTTTTAGTTCTTCAAGCATTACATGCTTTGGCTTTGCCCCAATTATGGTTTTCATTGGGATGCCATTTTCAAACAATACCATGGTTGGAATTGATACAACTTTGTATTCTCCAGCCATTATTGGATTTGCATCAACATCTAGCTTTGCTACAGTCAATCCAAATTCATTTGAAATCTCTTCTAGAATTGGTGAAACCTTTTTACATGGTCCACACCATTCAGCCCAGAAATCAACTAATACTAAATCATTTTCTTTTATTACTTTCTCAAAATCATTATCGGTTATGTTCATTTGTCCTCCATATGAGTTGGCCAAAAATAGCTACATGATTCGCAACAAGTATACCCAAGTTCACGGTAATCCGCAAATTCTTGGTAGAACCAATAATATTCTGGATCCTTTTCGTACAATCTTCCCTTGTGAGTATAATGAACCTTGTTATCTCCTAGCCACCAAGGTCTATCGGACTCTAATCCCAAGAAGTTTTCTTCATATATCTCATCAAACAAGGCGTGGGTCGTATTCTTATACCCACGTAGGATTATGTCTCGTATGATGGCTTCATTGTACAGGAACAACCAATCTTCATGTCCCCGCCACATTTTAACTGCTGGATGATTACTCCATGCTCCACTTTCGTACATACCTGAAAGTGATTTTAGAATCTGTAGATTCTCAACGCTTTGCTTAATTAGTCTTTTGCGATCAAGGTGCTTTGCAGTATCTTGAAAGTCCGCCTCTGGTAAGAATGTTTGCATAGTACCTATTCTACTAAATAAGCAGGATATGTCAATAGGCTAATATAAATTATTTATCTTTTAATTCTTCTGCAGCAGCATTAAACTTATTCATAAAATTCTGAATAACGAAGATTGTCGTCTCTCTTGAATTTAGTCCAATTGCCTTAGATGAATCTTCAGTTTGTTCTTCAATTGGAATAGCATTCCATAGCTTTTGATAAAGCTCAACAGCAATATCCTCAATTATTCCTTCAAGGACAGTCATTTGCTTTTCCATTATTTATTCCTATCTAATTTAGCTTGATACCATTTACCAGCATCCAGCTCTGGACCTTTTACTTTTGCATCCTCTAAAAGAATATTAACAGCAGATGTTAAATACTCTATCTGAAACTGACTTCTTAATAATTCCATCTCTAGAAGTCTGAGTCTTTCTGATTTTCTCAATATTCCATTCCTTCTCTATCAAGTGGCGTTGGAGCCGTTGCCAAACTGCCACACTCAGCGCATTCCATATCTAAAAAATATGTAGCAATTTCATAGTTATCAAATACCGCCTTTATGTTCCATACAACTGATCCGCAGATACATGCGTGTGTTGGAGTTCCTCTTAAATCTAATGATTCATTATCTTGTGAGTCAAGCAGATCCTCATTTCTAAATACAAGCAATGTGTTATTGTCAAAGAACTTTTTGGCACTAATTGCTGAGATGGTTCCAGCAGCCAATACAAGAAATCTAGATAACCATTTCATAAATCTAATTATACTCTATACTTGAATGTATGTAAAGGGAGGAGCGACACTCATTGAAAATTCTGATGCCGCTTCAAGCGCAGCTTTTATCCTTAGCTTAGGATTCTTTTGATTCTTTGTTGCATGTAGGGCGCCTAGGGCAAAGAATGCTCCGCTTCCTTCTGCCATATAATTAACTACGTTTTCTCCAACATGAAAGTCTTCATCTATGGTAAATATTCTACCTTCAAGACCTACTATAAATACTCCGCCTGAATCTTCATCTGAATTCTGTCCTATTGCTCCGTACCCTCCATCTTTAAATGCAGTCTTAACAGAGTCAATAAACTTAGTTCTCATAAATTTATCTAATCCTGAATTTGTTTTTGTTGGTGTATATTTTGGTGGATTCCAAGAGTACTGCAAAATCTGACCCATTCTAAAACTGTCAGTAAATGCAACACCGTACTGGCCTACCTTAAAGCACTTAGGTTCTTTCCTGGACATAATCCAGCCGCTTTTGTCATCTGAGGCTGCATGATCAGATCCCATATAAACTGTCCCATTTTGGGCAATTGCAACAATACACGTCATGCTAATAGTATACTATTTATAAATTCGAAGGGCTATTCTGACTCTTTATCATGCTCAATATGTATAATAGAAAGCTTAACTAGGGTTTCCTCAAGCTCAGCCCTGACCTCAATTAATTGCTGGATGGCATCGTAATATTTATTTTTCCACTCATCCAAGTCTTTCTCAACCTGATACAGCTGAATTTTAAGATCTCTCAAATCAATTTTAAGTTGATCCTGATATCTTTCATACTGCCTAACCTGCTCCCGCTTTTTCTCTGAAATAGATGAAAACAGCGTAGCTCCAAAACCGCTGAGAATTGCAGCAGAAATTGAAATAATTATTGTCGTTGTATCAATTGCCATTATGTACTAATTATACAGCAATTATGTATATTAGACTAATAATTCAGAGGCAGATATCTCATTTCCGCTATATCTCTTCTTTAAAATAAACTCACGTACGTGGTCTGGACCATTTGATCTACCAGCCAAAATGATTACCCATCTTGGCTCAAATTTAGATGTTATACATGTCTCGCACATTAGCAAATTGATAGGCAACAATGTTGACTTCCTAGCATGCAACTGATTCTTAGTTTTATTGCAAGAATAGCATAAAATTTTATCCATTAATTTTCTTCCTCAAAGTGTTCAAATAGTAATTCGTTTACAACAACGAATTCTTCGTTCTCTAAAAATACTTCATAATCTATACCATCTTTTTCATATTTAACTAAAGATACAAAAGCTCCATACTGCTCTATAGTTCCAAATACTACTTCATCTGGTATGAATATAATTGTTACCTTATCGTAATACTCTTTCACCTGGCCTGCCTTCCAGTTCGCATCTTACTCCATAGGATTCTATGATCTTCTTTACCATTTCAACATAATCTATAATTCTCATTCTTAATGATCCATCATATTGTTTAAAATTGTCTTCATATAATACTATAGTTAGAAAGTCTGGACGTCTTGATATGTCCATCTGCAAACCAGGTGCTGGCTTTTCTAGCTCTCTTATCTTTTGAGCCATCTCTTTGCTATAAAAAACTGGCTTATTTGGTTCACCAGTCCATTGGTTAATTCCGTACTTAAAATGTTCTTTTTCTTTGTCAGCGCTTTTATCAATGAACACCTTTACTCCTTAACCTTTTCCAAGTATCTTGGGATTTATGTAAATTTCTTGTCTTATCAATGGATCCAGCATTTAAATAAACGCCTCCCCAAATTCCATATTCATCTTTTTCTGTACCAGACTGATAACACATTTTAATTACTGGGCAACTCAAACATGCTTCGTCTATGCTTTTTGCTATATTGGAATCCGCTTCATATTTCTCATAAAATAGATTTGTGTCCATTCCACGACAAACAGCTAGATGCCACCAATCAAAATCATCTTCATCTATACCTAGATCATTTAAAATATTTGACATACTTTTTTGGTAACTTCCAGATCCCTTGTTCATTGACAGATATTTTTTCTGCCAATCCCCATTCATTTCTAAACATACCGTTTTTATCTGTATATCCGCTAGCATTTTTCTTCCAAATTATAAGTTCATAATTATTCCAAAAAGCTTCTTGGTTCTTTGTCTTTGATCTATTTATAAATATCTCTACACCACGTAGGTTTAAATTTAACATTGTTTCCTAAACACTAAACCGTAGCATCCCTATGTATTATTATACAGGAAGCGCTACGGCTGTGTCAACTAAATTTTGCTATTACTTTAAGAAAGTGCCAGACCACAATGACTTTGTCACTAGGTCTGCTTCTGTTAGATCTTCTGCTTTTTCGACTGGAACACAATTAGGGACCATTCTTCCGCCCTTTTCCTTCATTCCATCTTGTCGATATCCAGTCCAGCACTTCTGCATTTCATTGTCCCACTTATCTTCTGGGTCATCTGTCTTGTAGATCTCTTCTTTATCTTCTTTTTCTTCATCTGAAGACTTAGCCATAGGCCATGTATTTCTCATATTATTGGCATCTTCAATTTCATTGCCAACAGACTCTGGGGCTTCTGGAGCTTCCATCTCTGGCTGCTCCATTTCTTCCTCTTCTGGCTCTTCTTCTTCAATTTCAACCATACCAACAATAATCTCTTGAAGCTCTTTAATGATCTCAAGCAGGGTTTCTTTTGATACTTCTGGCTTAACTGCCTTTTCAATTGTAATTGGGTTTATAACATCATCAAGGATTGACTTGATCTCTTCTACTAAATCATTTGCTACTAATGCTTTCTTCATTTCTCCTGCTTTCTTTTCACGATTAACTATTGCTCTTGACCATGAGAATCCTCCATCGCCACCCCATGCGTCCCACATGATTCTTCCATTAGATGGAAACTCTGGACCATCAAAGAATCCTTTCCCCTTTTTATCAACTTCATGTCTAGAGAAAAATGAATACATTCTCTTTACTGTATCTAGACTTAATGACTCTCCTCTGGAAAGCTGTCCTGCACGAGTCCAACCAACTGCTGTACCAGCACCCTTGGCCTTACCTTCTTCTTTCCACTTCAATGCTCTACGAGCAGCGGACTGCATTCCTGATGTTGGCTTGTAGCCTTCTTTAGCCATTACTTCTCCTTAATATTCAATATCTTAATATTTTTAATTTCATCATCAACTCCGAAAATGTCGTTAATGTAATCTCGTGCATCATCTTCAGTAAAAGCTTCTATCTGTGCTTCTACTTCAAGTTTGATGACGTAAGTATTCATTTACTTACCGCAGGTTGGACATGCACCTTCAGCTGCTACTGCAGGCTTTGGTGCTCCAGACTTAAACTTAGGGCGACCAAATCCTACAATTGAAACTTGAACTCCAGCTTTATTTTTCTTAAAAGCACGAAGTTGCTTGCAAGCCTCCCCGCCATTTCTTTGGCTTCCTGACTTCTTTGAAGAGGTATTGCCTTCAATACACCATACTGTTCCGTCTTCGTTGTCTTCAATAACAATTCCAACATGAGAAATTCTATCGACAGCGTCTGAAGGGAAATCAAAATAGGCAATATCTCCTGGCTCTGGATCTGCGATGTCTCCATCAATCCACTGACCAGCCTTCTTAAATGCTGCTGCACCAGATGGAGTATAAACTGTATTAGGAATCTTGACTCCTGCTTCATTGCCACACCAGTTTACAAATGAACCACACCAAGGTTGAAAGTTAGCCTTTGTATAGGCTCCATACTTTGTTTCATTATCTTTAGGACCTTCAATATATCCTACTTGAGACTTAGCAACTTGAATAAGACGAGCAACGCTACCTTTAGGTGCCTTAGCAGTTTCTGCTGGAACTGGAAAATCATTTGTTGTCATTATTCTTTATCCCAATCTGCATCTACTGGTTGTTCTGCTGGCATTGCTCCGTCTGGCTTTGCTGCTAGACGTGCTGCAGTTGCATCAATTTCTGCTTCAAGCTTCTTGTCAGCCTGTGTATTTTTTGCATCAACCTCTTTATTTGCTATCTGCGCTGCCATGATATCTTTAGCGCCTGAGTTTCCAATTAAAATTCCAGCAAGTGTGCCTGTAATAAATGTTGCAATGCTACCTAAAACATTAAAAAACATTTTGTCATTTTCTGACTGTGCTCCAATAGGTTGTGTTACGAATAACAATCCGTAAATAATTCCAATTGCTGTTAGAAACAAAATGCTTCCAAGAGTTATTCCTAGGACAAATTTTAAACGAGCATCTAGGTCTGCAGGTGTTAGTCTTTCCTTAGCCATTTGTTGTTCCCTGTTCTGGTGTTGTAGGTGTAATTTTTATTACATCTTTTGTACAAGTCTGTGAGGCTTCACAATCTGGAGGATTACATTCTGTAATCTCCCAATTTTTAGGATCTTGGCATGGATAGCGATATCTATTTAAAGAGTCTACTCCACATCCACTCAATAATACCATTAATAGCCCAGATAGGGCAATAGTGATTAATTTCCTCATACCACTATTATACCCTATTCTTCTCTATTTCTAAATGGACTTGTAATTATCCAAATTGCTGTTGTTAGCATAATTCCATACCCAACAACAATTTTTGCGCTTCCATCAAGGACAACCCAAGCAATAAACATTCCAAGAAGGGTCCATGCCTGATCTATTAAATCCTTTATGATATTCTTAACTATTCTTACCATTTTCTACCTCCTCTTGAAACTGATGAATTTGCTCCTGAGCCTCCACCAGAACTTCCTCCTCCGCCTGTGCCGCCTCCAGTTGCTCCACCTGTGGCAACTGCTGCTGCGTTAATTGCTGCTCCTGCTGCTACAACGGTAGCGACAACCATCTCTGTAGCCTCTTCTCTTTCGCCTTCAGTCATATCCGCACCAATACTGCCAAGCGCCTGTAACGCTGCGCCTGGATCTGAAAATGCTGTTTCCAATAAAGCTCCTGGATCTTGAACTAATTCAACATTTGCTGCAACTTCAGCAGTAATAACAAGTGACTCACCAGATTCAGAAACTCTTACCTCAACTGGAGTAGATGCTGGCAAATCAGAATAGGAAACACCAGAAGCCTTAATGTCTGCAGAAGATACAGACTCTCCTGGCTTTAAGTTTTCAACAAGAGACGCCACGACTACAGAAACTTCTTCTTTTGATAACTCTTTTCCAGCCTTTGCTTCTTCAGCAATTTTAGCTAATCTTTCTTCTTCAGCTTTTTCTTTAGCTATTCTTTCAGCTTCTGCTTTAGCTTTTGCATCTTCTTCAGCTTTTAATTTATCAGCTTTTGCTTGTGCTTCTTTTTCAGCTTGAGCCTTTGCTTCTTCTTCTGCAAGTCTTGCTTCTTCTTCCGCCTTTAGTCTAGCCTCTTCCGCAGCCTTTGCTTCTGCCTCTGCTTTCAATCTTGCCTCTTCAGCAAGTCTGGCCTCTTCTTCCGCTTTTGCTTTAGCCAATTCTGCTGCAATTCTTTCTTCTTCTGCTTTTCTAGCAGCCTCTTCCGCTGCTAATCTATCTGCTTCTGCTTTTGCAGCAGCTAATTCTGCAGCAATGCGCTCTTCTTCTGCTTTTCTAGCGGCAGCTTCCGCTGCTAATCTTTGCTGCTCAGCTAATGCGGCAGCCTCTGCCGCCAATCTATCTTTTTCTGCTTGAATTCTTGCTGCTTCTATTGCAGCCAATCTTTCTGCTTCTGCTTTTGCAGCTAATTCTGCAGCTAATTTAGCAGCAGCCTCTGCTTCAAGCCTTGCTTTTTCTGCAGCCAATCTTTCTGCTTCTGCTTTTGCAGCAGCCTCTGCTGCTAATCTTTCTTTCTCTGCTAATGCTGCTGCTTCTGCTGCAACTCTTACTGGATCATTAATATAAACTGAAACTGTATTAGATATTTCAGAATACACTCTTAACGTATCGTTATCTGATCTTACATTAAACAAATATGCTTTATCTAATCCGTCTGTGTTCACTACTGATATTGGAATTGTAATAGATGTATTTAATGCATTTGTATCTCCAACATTTCCAGTTGCGATGCCCCAACCGTTTGACCCAGTAGACCAACTTATAGCATACCTCTCAACTGATACATTACTAACTGTTGGTGCTGACCAAGATAGGACGACTGATTGATTTACTTCATCAATTAGTACTGAAAGGTTAGATGGGCTATTTAAAATCAATGGCTCTGGTGCTGGAATTGGCTCAATTGATAGCACTACAGAAAGTCTTTTATATGTTCCCCCGCATGGATCACCAAAAACTGAATTGATTGCACGTATGCTTAGAGATTCATTTTTGATTGCTGCAGATACTATACTAAATGAATTAGCAGCATGACAATTTCCTATTACATAGTTATTTGGAGTACCATATGACGCAAAAACTAAGTTGTTTATCTTATATCCTGCTGGTGCAGAAAGATTAAGTGTTCCGCCTTCATTGACTGTGGCTGATATTTCAGTAACAACTGCTTTAGAATTAGCTGGTATAGCAAAAAGCCAACCTAGCGCAAGCAGGAAGGCAATAAGTACTCTTAACTTTCTAGTCAACTGGACTCTCCAATGTTACATAAATTATTTAAGCAACATTGAAATTATAACACTAAATTATTATTAATTTAAATTAAACGACTACTTTGGATTATCTGTTTTGTAAAAACCAGAACCTTTAAACTGTATTCCAAATGGTGTGAAGTGTCTAGTCATGACCGATTTACATACATCACACTTATAGATAGACTCTGTATCCATGATACCTCTTGTAATCTCAACAATTGGATGTGATTCATCATCAATACAACGATACTCATATACTGGCATTTACTTCTTCTTTGCTCTTTGTTTAGCTAAGGCTTCAAAATCTTTGACCTTAGTTTCTCCCATGTATCTCCATGCATAACCATCTTCAATCATCTTGTGATTGAGGGATGTATCTGACCCATCTAAAAATACCCAACCTAAAATTCTTCCATACTTTTCTGATGAATCCATTTTTTCTGTTTTGATTACAACAGATTTTGCGGAATCAATTGCACTCTTTAAATATGCCTTAGCCTCAAGTCCTAGAGCCTTCTCCATCTTATCTGCTGTACGACTCTCTGGGGTATCAATACCAGCCAGTCTAACTCTTGAACTAAAAGAGATATCAAATCCAAGATCTATGTCAACATCAATTGTGTCTCCGTCCACAACTTTGCTAACCTTTTTTACATAGTACTCAAACATTTTATCTCCTAAAAAAAGAGCAGTTTTTAGACTTGCTCAGGTCTATCCCAAGGCGTAACTATTGCCCGTGTCCCATCTAGTGGAACATTACCATTATACTATTTCTTTCTTTTCTTTGCACCAGGTGCAAATACATATTCCTCTGGCGTAAATGGGTCTTCAAGTTCTAGAATATCAAACTTCTTTGGCTTTTGATCTTCTGGAACAATTTTCATTAATACAACAGTAAGAATTCCATCTGTTGTTGATGCTGATACAACTTGAACATGCTCAGCTAAAGAAAATGTTTTAATAAAGGAACGTCCGCCAATTCCCTTATAAATATATTCTTTATTTTCATCTTCTTTTGCCGAACCCTTTACAACAAGGATGTTCTTATCCTGCTCTACTTCGATATCTTCCTTCTTGAATCCAGCAATTGCCAGCTCAATAACGTACATATCTTCAGCACCAACTACCTTCGCAATATTATGCGGAGGATAATTTGAAGAGTTCTTCATTGTTTTTTCTAGATCTTTGAATTGGCGATCAAAACCAATAAAAAATGGATCATTAAAAAGATCCAAGGTGAAACTATTTACCATTTTTGCTCCTTCTTTAAGCGAGTAAATTAATATATGGATCCTCTTATGAGCAATCCATATACTATTATATCAAATTGTTTTTTGTATTACAAACGTACCCCTGATAGGATTCGAACCTACAACCAAGGCGGTAGAAACGCCGTACTCTTCCATTGAGCTACAGAGGTAAACCTAATTAAAAGATGCGCTTCTTGCCTTCATCCATCTTTTTTGAATCTGACTCAGATGCATATAGAGCTCTTAGCTGTGCCTCTGCTGCAGTTCTTCCAGCATGACATCCAACTAATTCATTAGTACCTTCTTTAACAACAGCATATCCGCTGCATCCTGCTGCATTTTGTTTAATTTGCCAAGGCATTTTGTTCTCCTAGTTGTTTGGTATTTCTGGATCATCCATGTGGATTAACCCAAATTCTTTTGAAATCTTTTTTCCTTCTTCAGTTAGCTCAAAGACTGGCTCTAGGCTTTCATCATAAGTTACACTTACTAAACCCATCTCATATAACTCAAGCAAGGAGTTGTCTACGTGCTCTCTGTGAGCTTCCCATAGATCTGGAGCTAACTCTTTTGCAGCATCAGTTATTGAAAATATGAACTCACCATCTTCAGAAATTCCAGCAACCTCTAGTAGTTTCAACCAATTGCTGAACATAGTCTGAAAAATGTTTTCTTATATTGCCAGATGGTCTAGCGCCCAAAGACATCCATAGCCTCTTATACTCAATAACATTTGAAAATGTTGTAGGGCATAGCATTACACCGTTATATTCTTTTAATACTGTTGGCAATGGGACATGCTTGCCACAGCATTTACACTCTTTAGCTTTTTCCTGGTATATACTCATAGTATTGTCATTCCTTCTATTGCTTCTGCCAACTCATTAGGCATTCTTGGTGCCCTAATCATATTCATAACTATCTCATCATCTTCCCGCTTAAAGTCTTGTTCATAGCTCATAGAATCATATGTATGGATCTTAATCTCTTCGCTATTTGAAAATCTAGTTCTGCTGATAGCATTAAAAACAGACCCACAAACTGCGTCAGCTAAGTCCTTAGAACCCTTTCTTGGGTGGTCAACTCTATCTCTCATAATCTTTAACTGCAAAAGCTCATCTACCAACAACGGTATGTGAGGGCCAATCAGTCTTTCTTCTGCGACAACCATAGCCATATCATCATAATGCTTTTTAGCAACAGATAATATCTCAGTATTTACTCCATACTGCTTTAGTTGCTGCATCATATCGTGAGAGTTCCAGCGGTCAAATGTACACACCTTGATATTAAATCCTCTTGATCTTAATGACAAAATATAATCTTTTACCTCAGTAAAGTCTACAGACTTATCCTTTGTAGGCGTCCAATACCTGACAGCGTCTACTTCAATTATAGGTGCAGGCTGAGAATATGTATCTGTTACCTTTACATTCACCCACTTTTGAACATGAGACATGGCAACGGCACAATGGTCATGCTTTTGTGCAAGGTCAACGTGAATAAAATAAACCTTGTCTGGATCTGCAGTAAACCACTCTTCTAATCTACCAAATGAATCTATAGCTTGTGCGCCTATGCTAAATGCTTTCTCAATCTTTTCTCTTGACTTAAAGAATGCGTCAATAGATTCTGGTGGCATGCAAGCAAATCTTTTCTGTTCCGTCTGGTAATTCCTCATACATCTTAAACTTATGTGTTCTGACTATTGTTTCTTTCTCCGCCACAACTGCATCATATCTCTGCTGGATATAGTCATTCTTATAACGTGGGAAAGAAAGCAAAATTACTTTACCGAAATCTGGGAAACGAGAATCAACAGATGCTCTGTACATATCATAGATTGCACTACCTGTTTTTGCCTGCTCATGTCCAGTTGTATTTTCAATACTGAATCCAGAAATTTCTTCAAGGATAACTACAATTACGTTATAACCTTCCCAAGCTTCTCGCTCAGAGTGGCCAGAGTGAACTGTGATAGCCTTATCAAATTGAATTTCTGATGCCTTTGCATTATATCTTCCAGCAAACCATGGCGACTTATCAATTCTTGTTTTAAATCCTTTAAAGAAAACATTGTTTGCCTGTTGTGAGTTAATAGCTATGTTAATAATATCAATGCTATCGCCTGGCGGTTTGCCATAATATGTTGCTGGATCTTTTAGGCATAATAGTAAATATACTATATATGCAACTGCGATTGTAGAACAGTAATCTTTTCCAGAACCCTTACCTAATTGTGCAACAACTTCATTTGCAGTTTGCTTAGACCTGATCCTGCCCTCTTCTTCGCCAAACAACTTTATGAGTGTGGCCTCTTTATAAATCTGTGAGCTCTTCTCAATTAAAGTATATTGAAATTCAGATAATGCTGGCAAGCCCAAATAATCTGGGCTGTTCACAAATGTTCTTAGGTCTACTGGCTTTTCATCAAACTCTTCGCCATCTAAGATGTCTATTAGATCTGAGAAATCAAACGACATCTGCATCCTCAATCACGACAGACTCAACAATTCCTGTGATTTGAGATAATCTCTTAGCAACCTCCATTTTACACTTAGGGCATGTGGATGTGACTTCCTTTAGAATCTTTACAAGGATGTCCTGCTTTCTTTCTGTGTCAGCAATTTGTGTTGCAAGCTCAGCGTTGTCTAGCAAGCCCACCTGTTGAAGCATCCCAATTCTTTTTGTTTCAATGTCTGAGATGAGTTTAAGGGCATTAGCCTTAACATTTAGCTGACCAGACTGATCTGCGTCCTCTACGGTCTTCCAGGCCTCTTTAATGAGCATTGCATAGTGTTGGTCTGCCCCAGAGATTGCTTCCTTAGCACGTTCTCTGGATGACGTGTCATTATGAACAACTGACTTCCATTCGCCTATGAGGTCTACGACCTCTGCTCTTTTGAACCCAGTAATTGTGGCAATCTGCGTTGGGGTGTTACCCTTGAGTAACTCCTCAACGACTTTATTCATGCGATCATAATGATCTGCTAATTCAATTTCCATATAGCCTTATTATACTTCTAGTCGACTGAAATAGCAAGTTTCTTGGCGATTTTAAGTAAGATTAAATAACCAATCATATCGTCAATATCATTATCTCCTGCAAAGCCTGAGCCATTTTTAATGCGATTGATCTTATCATCAATTCTAATTTTAATCTGCTCTTGATTATCCGCCTGAGAGAATATGCGAATAGGCGACAAAGCTGAGTCTCCATATGATATATTCTTTTTAATTAGCATCTCTGCTATTTCAAGACATTCTGTAATTATCTTATGTCCAGATGGTGCATCAGTTGCAATTAATTGTAAGTCTGTAACCCATGTCTGATAGTTATCCTTATTTGGATAGTCTGTTCCCGCCATTTTTTCTCCCTATTGTACTTGCGATTCATATCTAGTATCTATTGATACTGGACTCTTAAAATGCGGAGGCAATGTGTATACGTTAAATATACCCTCATTACCGCCTCTAAAAATAAACCAATCGGTTGGTCTTCCCATTCCGTGATCTTCAACATGCTTAATTAATTTCTTAGCTCCATTTTTAGAAACTACATAGCACAGTGTAGACCAGTCTTGGTATCCCTTTGCTATATGGTAACTAATTTCTTGGGTCTTGTCAAACCTATCATACTGATTTGGATGAACAAATATACTTAATACATCATAATCTGAAGGAACATTGTCAATTGCAATATTATACTTTTCAATAAAATTATTCTCAATCAGCACATCATCTTCAAAAATAAGCATGTTCTCTAGGTTGCTCTTTGCCAAGAACTTCCAAGCCAAGTAGTGGCTACCAAAGTTTCCAATTTCTCCGTCTTTAAATTTACTCCATGACAATTTAAAGTTTGGATTATCCTCAAAAAACTTTGCCTTATTCTCTTCTGTTCTTGCATCAAGGCAATCTATCTCAAGCTTATTAGACATGAGTACCTCATCTACACGATCTCTATTTGACTTTCTCACATCATCAACGTGAATGATATGATAATTTATTTCTCTGTTGTCTACTATATTAAAGTTTGGCCCATAGAATGACTCTACAGTTACAGATTGATCTCTGCCCATTCTCTTATAAATATCTGATTTAATTCTGATTGACTGATCAACATCTAAATTGTTTTTCTTACAGAATGAATGAAAGTTTTCAAACACGATATTAGTTTCATGAGATGCCTGCCCATGGTCATATGTGCTTCCTTGTGGATGCGTAATTATATGCTGTCTATCTCTTACGACTAGCTTATTATTCATTACAGCAAAGGCTGACCAAACTAGGTCAATTCCCCATCCAGACACCATATTCTCAAGCTTTGTATTCTCATATAGATAGTCAAAGTACTCAAGCATTTGCAAAACAATATCTCTATGAAGATAGTACATTATGCCGTTTGTATTAGTTGAAACAAGGAGATCCTTGTCTGTCTTAAACTCCTCCAGCTTTGTTGAGCCCTCTCCCCATGGATCATTTGTAAAATGTGGTGCATATACATGAATATTTTTATATCTAGACAGGACCTTGTTCGCTCTATCTAGATGTGAAGCCCAAGCATTATAGCTAACATCTCCACAAATAAATATCATAAAGTCATTAGACATATCAAAATCTTTTAACGCTTTATAGAATTGTCTGTAGTATCTTATATCGCCAACATTATCCCAATGGTTATTTTGACGTTCACCAGAGTTTATAATTTTGTGTGGCTGATTGCATTCTATAAATTGCTTCTCAATGTTATTAACAACATTGTCATGTACGTCATCCCAACAAACAATATAGGCAAATGACTTCACTGCATTCTGCTCCTGATCTGAGTAGATGAAATTGTTTTGGTATATGGTACATAGACTAGCCCTATGCCTCTTTCGTCCAGCCACTTTTGATCAAAGCTCATCTGTGAATAATAATCCTTCTCTGCCCAATCAGAACCAACCACTATATAGTTTGGCTGTACCTGATCAATGGCTATCCTTGAATCAGCACCGCCAACATTCATAACTACTTCATCTACATACTTGCAGGACAGCAGAACTTCTCTTCTTTCCTCTTCGCTACAGATTGGCCTCTTGTTCTTAAACTGCCAAATAAAATCATCTGTATTCAGGGAGACCACTACTAAACCATTGCCAGCAACCTCTCTGCATCTCTTTAGCAGATTAACATGACCAGAATGAAATAGATCAAATGTTCCTCCAGTGTATACAACGTTCATTATTTAGCCAACCTTTCAATTAGATTATCATAAACTTCTTTAGATAAAAACCATGCATCCCATTTAGACTCTTCTTGTAAAACCTGAATATAGCCCTTGTCTCTAAACAGCTGTTCTATTGGCCCACGGTTAAATGTCTCATTATGTTCTACGCTTATAACTTTAAACTTTCTAGAAAAATCGTATTTCTCTAATATAGAAAGCTCTGAACCCTCAGTATCAATAGAAATATAATCAATTACATCTGGGCAGTTATGCTTATCCAACAAATCATTTAAGGATATCGTTTCTACATCATACTCAACGCCTATTTCTTTTCTAATTTCTGTATGGGCATCGTAGTAGGCATGCTTTTCTATTCCAGATAGTCCTTGAAGATTTGGTATCTCTAAAAATTTAACCGTGTCGCCACTTTTATCTGATACACAAAGCTCGTCAATCTTTGCAGTTCTCTTTTGACGAAGCACCTTATTATAATGCTTTGATGGCTCAACAAGCAATCCATTCCATCCGTAGTATGTTTCAAGAAGGAATGTGTTGGAAAGATATACTCCATCGCATGCGCCAAATTCAACAAAATATCCTGGCTCTTCACCCAAGGCGAATAGGACAAATAGGTCCTGTCTTATCTGCGAATAGCTTTCCATTCTTTCACAAAACACATTAAATTCTTGTATCATCTTTTTTTAATCAATCCAAACTGCTCTAGGTATCTTTGTATAGTCATAGCAGATACTCCACACTCTTTGCCTATCTCTGTAACTGTCTTTTTTTGAACCACATATCTTCTAAACAGCCACTCTTTACTTTGATATAACTTCATCTCTCTGTAAGTACCTTATTCGCATAATGTGCAATTCCAAATGAATCTGCAACATCAAAATCTGTTAACGATAACGAATACTTATTATTAAAGTAATCTACCGTCCTTTGCTTTCTCATGTTACGAATTTGATTCTTGTACCATGAGTCAGCATATCCTGGATTAGCCAGTCTTATTGCAGACTTCTCATCCTTTGTAGGATTTTTGTTACCAATATATGCCTGCCATGAGGATGGGCTAATTGTAATAACCTTAGCGCCAGTAGACATAAGCTCAGCAATAACAACTCCATAGACATATGATAATTTTATCACAGCATCTGGGGACCTGACAAGTATCGCCCCTTCTACAACAATATAATCTGACTTTAATTCATCTAGCATTAAAGCCATCTTTTTCTTAGCGTCATATATTTTCTCATATATATCTACGCCAACTAAATTAATCTTACCCCATTTTAATGGCTTGTCATTTTCCATTAGGCAAAAGGCTATCGAATTTGTTGATGCATCTATGCCAAGAACACGATGAGCTTTGGTTTTAACTAGATCAGCTAACTTCATCTATCATGCCTATCAGCTTATTCCTGTTTGATACATTTGTCTTTTTCTCACAGGCGGCGCACATATTAGATTGATTATATCTACTTAACTTAGTCTTACATTTAGAGCAAGCCCTGAATGCACCATTTCTAATTGCCTTCTTCTCGTAGTACTTTTCCATGATACGTCTATTTGTTGCAACTCTGCAGCATTCATCAGAGCAATACTTTTGGTTATGAGTCTTTGCCTCAAACTCCTTGCTGCATTCTTTATTGTTACATATCATAGTACTGGCAC